TTGTTCTTGCGCACTTTGCAATTGCATTGCTCTCTGCGTGCAGAACCTCAGGCAAAGTTTCATCTTCTTTTTCGCAGTCATTGCAAAAGCCCGTAGGCGTGCCGTTGTAGCCGATAGCTATAACGTTCACGCCTTTGACTAAAATTGCACCTACTTGCGCACGCTTGCATTTGCTCTGCTGAGCGACTACGGATGCGAGATCCATGTAGAATTGGTCTTTATTCATTGGTTGCCTCCGTATATTTTGTTGTAGTATTGTTCTACTCGTGAATAAGCCGTTCTAACATCTAAATCTAGTGCTTTATCTAAACATTGTTTTGCAAATTGAATCATTCTTTCCTTTTCCATTTCTTTGGCTTTTTCTATGATTAGTTTTTTATTCGCTATATATTCTTTTATATTCATATTGTTTATACCACGAGCTATCTCTAAAGCCATTGTTGCATTAATGTAGTAGTCTACTACCGTCTGTTGTTCGTTGTTCATAGTTTAGATATAAGTAATTTTGTTCTGATCAAAAGACTTTAAGTTGTCATGTATCCATTTCTCATCTACAGTATTTTTATAACAAAGTATGTGAATAGTAGAAGATTGATCAGGACTTAACCTTAACAGACGACCAAAACGTTGAACAAACTTAGGAGAACCTCCCGAGTAAGAGTGTAAAATGATAGCATTTTTAAGATTAGGGATGTTAATACCTTCGCTTAACTGCTCTACACATGATAGTTTAGTGATTTCACCTGTTTTAAACGCTTCTAAGGGACTATTCTTGTTCTTAGAATGGTGAGAGTCCTTACACAGTCTTTCAGCTTGATCTATGGTGTTTGCAAAGATTAATACTTTTTCTTCTTGGTTGATTTCGTTAAGAAGTTTCTTAGCATAATGTTCCTTAGTCTCAAACTGTTTTAGGAAGTTGATTCGTTGAATGTTCTTAAACATAAAAGTCTTAGAACTTGCTGCTTCTAGTTCACGAGTAATCCAATCATACTGTGCTCTTTCACTGGTCATCCATCCTTGCTTAGTCTTAATTGTTTTGTCTCTGTTTAAGTCTAAATAGTGGACGAAGATGTGATAGTCATTAAGAATCTCATTCTCTACGGCTTTATCTGTCTTAAATACGTACTTAATTGGATAATACTCCATCATAAGCTGACCTTTCTCTGAGGTCAAGTACTTAGGAGGAGTACCTGTTAAGCCTAAAATCCTTCCTCTGTAACGAATAAGAAAGGGCAGAGCAGTAGCCTTAAGTGAGTGAGCCTCATCTAAGATAAGAATATCATAGTCTTCTGGATCGTGTTTAGAGAGAGATAGATAAGTCGAGAATGTGATTCTGTCTAGTAGCTGAGGAAACCCAAACTTACTAGCATCATCCATCCACGACTTAAATATATCTACCTTAGGTGCAACAACTAAGACTTTTGATTCTTTGTTTAGACAATTGATATAATCTAAACCAATCTTAGTTTTACCTGCACCTGTTGCTAACTGTAAACCACTTCTCTTAAACATTAAAGCCTCTCTAAGGGCTGCTTGTTGTACACTGTCTCTTGTTATCATTTGTAACTTTTTAATTTGCTTACATATTCCTTATCAGAAGCATACTTTCCATCTATGTTTTTAAGATATCTAGCTTGAATGTGAGCGTAACACTTAATACAATCTCTATAAGAGTCATATTTTGAGTAAACTCCATGCCTACCTGCTACATGTTTACACTTGTGATAAGTGATACCAAACAAGTTCTTTGCTTGGATACCTACATTAGACTTACCGTGGTTACTTTCTATTCTGGATTGTAAGCAAGCAACAGCAGCTAGGATTACTCCCTGCTTAGTTAACTCTGCTGTAATGCCTGAATCATTAAGAATAACATCCTTCTCAGTGACTACTTGCTTTACAATTTTAGTCTTAGTCACAACAGGTTTTTCTTTGGTGAAAGCCATAAGTAAAAGTGCTACAAAGATAACATTAATAGTTAATGATATGTAGAATAATTTCTTAAAATTGGTAGCTTTTGAGAAGCTAAGGTCTTGATTTTGTTTGTAATACATAATTCTTTAATATTAAAGGTTAAACATAAATTAAGGCAACAACTATGCCAATTAGAATAATTTAGAACCTAGGGCAGGTATCTCTCCTACCCTAGATTGATTACAATTGATCTTTCCAATCAATAACTTTTACTACCTCTGCCTCTTCAATGAAGGTTTTGAGATAGTTTTTACCTACTTTCATAGTACCAAGAACAATGTCTTGTACTACTTCGTAGTCTTGAGGTACAGCTACTTCTTTAACGAAAGTAACAGTTTGGTCGATAGTAGAACGTTCTCTTAAAGACCTTAGGTAGGTCTTTTCATCCATCATAGTTTTAACTGTGAGGTACTTGAACATTCTTCTGATTTCTCTTTCTTGGATTTTTTCTAGTTTGTCTAGATTAGACAACTGTCTTCCTTTGATTGAGAAAGCGTTAAACATTTCTTCTGCAGGCTTAACAGAGTAAACCTTTTCTACTACCATAGTAGACTTAGTGATTCTTTTTCGCATATTATTAAGGGTTTATTTAGGTTCTTAGTTAATAGGATAAATAAAAAAGGGGAGCTTACACTCTCCCCTTTTTACCCTAATATGATATGGACTTGCCTTTATACAGAATTGAGCAAAACTGTAGTGTAAGATCGGCAATATTTTTTGCCTAATTATAGGCTTAGTAACAGAAGCAGGACTTGAACCTGCATGGTGGCTTTCCGAGAAGCGTCCTCTGATAACTTACGTTACCTCGACCACTATCCACCGCCTTTTTTAGCTGCGTCTACCAATTCCGCCATTCTGTTATTTTGCTCGTCTTTCCGAGCTGTCACCGATTTACCCATTCTTTGCATCAAGATTCGGGAACTTATGCTTTGTAGTCAGGACAGGATTGTGAACCTGTATTTAAACGGAGGTGTTTTCATACTGCGTTTAATTTCTAACTGTGTTTTTACATACAGTAGTTGTAGAAGCGTCTATACTTTTCCGCCACCTGACTATAAATGCCTTTTTGAACGACGTCGAGAAGGCTAACTCTATCTCCTATACGATGAGAACAGATGTTTTGGGCATTGTTAAGAGGCCGATCTGTGTTTTACGATCCCTTGGCCAACAGGGCTAATTACTTTAAAGCATCAACTATTGCAGAGAACAGTTTATCTTTCTTTTGCTGAAACAAAGGTAATTCCTCAAATGGTACTAAGCAAGGATGAGTCTTTTTCTCCGCATCCTTTACCTTTCCATAAACCCATCCATCGGCAATCTTCTCTTTACTCCAGTTATCGTGCATAGCACTTGCAGGAGCATCTGGATTTTCTACACGAAACTTAACTCCGCTAATAGCTGATTGTATTTGCCATTGTTCTGCTTCAAGCCAGTCTTTTTGAGAATAATCTCCATCTGACTCACACCATGCTTTATTTGCTTGGTGGCATACTTTAGCAATCCATCCAATTTTGTTTTGCTGAGTTAGGGCATCCCACTCTTCTTGAGTTCCTGTAAATGGTGCTGTTGTCATCT